CATCATGGCAGTCTCTCCTACACGATGCCGGCGATCTTGCCGACCTTAGGTCCGCTATACGTGGGGAGTGAGGCTTTGAATTGATCCTCGAAGGCTTGCACGTCCCATCCCTGGTTCTCGTACGCTGCCTTCAGCAAGTCCTGGCGATAGGAGCCGAGGTTGGCGTAGTTCTCCGCGTTGAGCTGGCTCGGGCGCGGCAGCATGTACGGCTGCTGGGCCATCGCCTGGGCGCCGATGTTCTGGAGATTCGCCTGGGACATCGGCGCCGCCGACGAGACCTGACCGGCCTGGACCGGCGCCGAGATGCCGGGCGGGTAGACGGTCTGCGATCCGTCGCCAACCGGCTGGTAGTTAAAGGCGTTGGTCGGGGCCTGGGCACCCGGCGGGTTGACCGTGTAGGCCGGGGCCGGCGTGCTCCACTGGCTCATCTGCGGCTGGTACAGCGACTGCCCGGCCGGCGTCGCCGCATAGGTATCCTGCATGAAGTTCTGGAGGGTGACCGGCTCGGGAGCAGCGCCCCCACCCTGATACGACGGCAGCATGTAGCGCCCGGCCACGGTCGCCAGGATGTCGGACAGCCCCTGCGGGGTGCCGCCGAGCGTCTTCGCGAACTGGAAGGCGTTCCGAGGCCCACGGAGCGAGGCCGCCAGTTGGAGCAACTGGTTGGCCTGGCTGTTCTCCATCGTCTGCTGCTGGAGGGCCAGGTTCTGCTGGAACTCCTTCGCGGCCTGCGTGGGCGAGCCCTGGTACATGCCGGTGACGGCTGCCTCGGAGAGCCCGAACTGCTTCGCGAACTCCTGGGCCGCCTGCGTCGGGGCGCCGTTGTACATGCCGGTGACGGCGGCTTCCGAGAGTCCGAACTGCTTCGCGAACTCCATCGCGGCCTGGGTCGGCTGCCCGTTGAACTGGCCCGTCAGCGCCGCCAGCATCTGCTGGTACTCGGGCGTCGGCTGGCCGTTGAACTGGCCGGTCAACTGGGCGAGCATCTGGAGGTACGCCATCGTCGGCGTGCCGCCGGCCGTGCCGCCCGCGCCACCCGGGGCCGCCGGGATCGACGCCTGGAGCGCCGCCTCCCATTCGGCGGCGGCCTGCGCGGCGGTGATCGTGCCGGCCGCCAGACGGGCCTGGATGTCCGCGTACTGGGGCGAGTTGGTGTCGATGGTCGGGGTGCCCGTGGGGGCGGCGCCCGTGGGGGAGCCAAGGGCGGTCGGGACCATGCCGGTCAGTCCGGCCAGCGCCAGTTGCTGCTGGAACTGCTGGTTCTGGGCGGCGAGCGTCTGGATCGGCGGCTTGTCGGTGCCCTGGAGGATCTGCTGGAGCGGGGCCAGCTTGGCGCGGGCCGAGGCGAGACTGGCGGCTGCCGCCTGGTACTCGGGCGTCCCGACGGCGAGCGTCATCAGTTGCTGCTGGGCCGCCGCGATCTCCTGCTGGATGATCTGGTAGTCGTTCTGCTGCGCCGCGTTGAGCTGCCCCGGCTGATAGAACTGGCCGGTCAACTGCGCCGCCGAGAGCAGGTACTGAGCAGCCGGGACGCCGCCGTAGCTTCCCGTCACGCTCGCCTCCTGAAAGGCTTGATTCCACACTTCTGTTGCTTTTTGGAACGCCAGCTTCTCCTTTTCGAGCGCCGTCATCGCCTCGAACTGCGGCTTCTCAAGCTCCGCGAAGCGCTGCCGCTGGAACTCCAACTGAGCAGCAGCATTCGCCACCTGTGCTGCTAGCGCAGCGGCCTGTGAATTGAAATAGTTGCTCTGTGCGTTATCAGGCATGCGAACGCCCTCCTTCGAGTGGCGTGCTATAATTCAGGCACGCATAAGCCTCCGCGCTGCTGGTAACAGCCGGAGGCGTGACACTCGGAGGTGAGTCCGAATGCACCCTGATGATACCGCACGTATTCCCTTGCGTGGTCGGCGCGGCGTGATCCGAGGCTACGCCCTTGTCGATGCTGCCGATGCTGACTGGGCCAACCAGTGGAAGTGGTATCTCGGATGCCACAACGGCGTGGTTCGCAACCGCGACGCCAGTGATGACATCGACACCCCTAAGACCCCCCACCTGCACCGAGAACTTTTGGGGCTGAAGCAGGGGGATAAGGTTGAGGTTGACCACATCAACCGGAACCGACTCGACAACCGCCGAGCGAACCTCAGAATCGTCCCCAAAGGAAGCCAGCCCCAGAACGTCCCCAGCATGCCGGGATCGATCTCGAAGTATCGAGGGGTAACGTTCAAGAGGGCGACCGGCAAGTGGGTAGCCCAGATCCGAGCCGACGGGAAGCAGCGCCATCTCGGTACCTTCATCACCGAAGAGGAAGCCGCCGCCGTGGCCCGTGAGGCCCGCCTGAGACTGCTGCCGTACGCCGTGGACTAACGTGGACATCACGACAGGAGAGGCTCGATGACAATCTCCGGCCGAGACCTGAAGAACGGCATTACGATGCTTCAGGTGGCGCTCTGGAGCGAGTACCGCGATGCGCGCTTGGAGCATCACGACGACCTCAGCTACACCACGCACGTCACATGCAAGCGCTGCGCGGCGGCGTGGCAGGGCGACTCGCTCAGCCAGCCCGAGCGACACGCCACGTGGTGCCCACTGTCGTGGGCGCCGGAGATTCCAGACCCGAATGCCGTCGAGCAACGGTCGCGGGCAGCGACCGACTTCCTCTACGAGCACGGCTGGAAAAAGATCATGGAGGACCGCAACCTGAGCGAGCGGATGTTTGAACTGCTGTTCATGCTCCGCGAGGTGGTGAAGGAAGACTGAGCGTCGGTCGCTGCCCATCAGGCCACCTCAGCCTCTTCGGGAACCTCGGGCAACCCGCCCTGCATGCTCTTGACCACGGCCTTCATCGTGTCCACGTAGGCGTCCACTCCGATGCGGGCCAGCGTCGCCTTGCGGCCTGCTTCGTTCGGCGAGCCGTCCTTGTTGAAGAACGCGCGGGTGTAGAACGCCAGCTTCTGGCTCTCGTTCACGGGCGCCGCGAACGGCGATCTGCCACCGGCCTTGAAGGCGAAGGTCAGGGCCTCGATCTCTTCCTGCATCCACTCGAAGAGATCGTCGGCCATGTGGTCGAGGTAGTGGCGTTGTGGTCGTGGCATCGTCAGACCTCGCTCCACCGGGAGGACTCAAGCGTCGCCGGGTAGAGATCCCGCAGCAGATCCAGCTCGCCCATGCGATAGACCGCCTGTCCGTTGTCCGCCCTGAAGGTCATGGCATCCCCTTCGACCGTCAGGTAGCGAGGATCGCAGCATGCCAGGAACTGCCTCGTGACCTCGATCTCTCTGGGCCAGCCATCGACAAAGAGGAGCCTGTCGCCGTTCGCGGGGTCTCCCTCAATGCGCATGAAGATCTGCTCTAACATCTCAGGCTCCAGGCAATGGGAGGTGACCGGCCGGGTAATTTCGTACGCCTCCCGGGGCGCCGGCGACGGTTCCGGGCGTCCCGGGCAGCGCGCCACCCGGCGCCACCGGACCCTGCGGAATCGGCGGCGCGGTGCCGTTCGGAGCCGCCGCCATCTGGCCCGGGTCCGGCGGGGCCAGCGCCATCTGCTGGTCCGGCCCCGGCGCTCCCTGCGGGGCGGCGCCGCCCGGCACCTCGGCATCGACGCCCTGCATGGCGGATGCTTGCATGGTTGCAAGACGCTGGAAGACGCCGGTCTTGATCAGTCCCTTGATGGCCGGGTCGGCCTTCAGTTCCTCGAAGAGGATCTCGCGCTCGGTCTGGAACGGGTTCTGGCCGAGGTTCTCGGTCGCCTGCCGCTTGGAGATCACCTGCATTTTGAGCATGTCGCCCTGCATGCGGATGTCAATGACCTGATTCGACGGCGTCTCCGGCTTCAGCTTGACGCGATAGCGGTGCAGCCCGCCGAGGTCGTCGGCCTCGATCCCGAGCCAGCCGTCGTCCGGGCGGGATCGGCGGCGGTTCGTCGCCCGCAGCTCCTCCGGCACCGAGCCGTAGACCCAGACCTTCTCCTTGATGCGGTTCTCGATCAGCCAGGACTCGAAGCCGACCCGCTCGGCCAGCATCTGCTCAAGGTTGGCGATGATCGGGTTCCAGGCGAGGCGGGCCAGGTGCGCGGCCTGGTTGATGGCGTAGCCCGACTCGCCGCCGACCACGCCCTGGGCGACGGACGGCAGCGCCAGCTCGATCATGGCCCGGACGTCCGCGATGGCCTTGTCCAGATCGATGCCGCCACTGGGCATGTTGATCGGCTGGATGTCGTCGGGATAGATGAAGCCTGGGCGAATCTCCTCCTCGGTGGCGGACCGCTCACCGGCGTCGATCCCGAAAGCAGCATCACCGAGGGTGGTCCCGGACGGTCGGACCCGCTTGAATGCCCCGAAGCCGTAGGTCACCGCTGCCTGCCCACGGATGGTCAAGAGTCTGTCCAGCAGCGGGAACAGGCGCAGGAAGGCGAACAGCACGCTCTGGCTCTGCTTGTAGATCTCCCGTGAGGAGGTGGTGACGCCGAGGCTGTGGAAGTACGGGCCTCTCAGGACTTTCAGATCCTTGTCGCCGTAGCCGTGCTTCAGCGTCTTGACCAGCAGTCCCCGCTTGGCGTCCTTCTGCTTGGCGCCCCTGACGAGGTAGCGGACCTTCTGCCAATCCCAGATCTCGATGATCTCGACGGTACGCTGGTTGCCGAGCGCCTTGTAGCAGTCGGCGGCGTAGGGCAGGCCCATCGCCTGCGGGACGATGTCACCGGCGCTGTTGACGCCGACCGCGAACCGCTCGACGGCGTCGAGATAGGGGATCTGCTTGACCTCGCAGCAGACGTTGAAGCCGTCCTCCCCCTTCAAGTAGTAGAAGGTGTTCGGCGGCACGTCCGTCGAGGCGATCGGGTAGGCAGCGCCGCGCTTGAACTCCTCGGTCCTGGCGTTGAAGACCTGATCCTTCGCCTCGGAATCCAGTTCGGTGGCGTCGAGGTCCGCCCGCAGTTTCTTCGAGAAGCCGTTGTACTGCGCCCAGACCCGCTTCTTGCGCTCGACGGTCTTGATGACGCCCTCGCCGTAGCCGATCACGCTGTGGCCGACGAGGCGGAAGATCGGGCGCTTGGCCTCGGACTCCTGACGGTGCCAGGAGGCGTCGAAGAACCGCTGACGGAGCGCCTGGTTCTCCAACGCCGCATCGCCGATGCCGATCTGGTCGAAGACGACTGAGGGCGGGTTGACGGTCAACGCCGAGGTGATGGTGTTGACGATGTGGGCCGGCAGCGGGCTTCGGACTTCGAGGGCGGTTTTCATGTAGCCGACCGGGATCTCGACGGCGTTCTCCAGGTAGATGACCTTCTCGATGTCTTCGAGCACCTTGTCGCGGTCCTTGAACTCCTCGCGCAACGCATCGACCACGTCGAGCGCCTCGCGGGTGTCGCTCTCGTCGGAGGGCGTGGTCCCGCTGCCGATGGTGCCGGGAGTTGCCTGGAGATCAGCCGCGCTGGGGAACTCTGCCAACGATTGGCTCCAAACGACGAAAGGCCCGATGGGCACATCCGGAGATGTGCATCATCGGGCCAGATCAGGCCACATCTTCTATTTGTCTGCCGCTAGGATACCACGAGTGATAGGAGGCTCAGTTCCTCCGGTCGTCGTCGCGGGATCTGAGCGCCGCGATGATGGTCGCCTGGAGGTCGCGCTCGATGGCCCGCACGAGGTCGATGTCCGGATCGTCAACGATGTCGGCCGGCACGGTCAACTCGACGGCCAGGCAGTCCTCCAACTGCGGCGGGAGGTCCGTGGCCCCCTCGTTCCGTGCGGTCCGCAGGGCGCGCCACAGGTTGTCCCGGACCCGGCCCCAGGTGGTCCGCACGTCGGACGGCATGGTGTCGGGGCCGTACGGCAGCAGGACGCGGACCCGGTAGTTCGGGGTGTGCAGGAACGCGCTCTCCGGGACGATCTGACAGTAGACGGCGGTCGGGTCAAGCCGTGGCATCGAGTACCTCCACCATCTTCCGCAGGTTCGCCAGCGCCCGCTTCCGCACCTGCTTGACGACCATCTCCGTCATGCCGAGCCGCTCACCGACCTCCCTGTCGGTGCCGCCCTCAAGGTAGCGCTCGCGGATGACCGCGACGTGCCGGTCCGGCGGCCAGTGGGAGTTGCCGGTCTGGTACGTCTCCAGCGCCCGGGTGACGGTGATCTGCGCGTGGAGGCTCTCGATGTGCTCGTCCGACCCGGCGTCCTCGCCGAACGGGTTCCATTCCCCGAGACGGACGAAGGCGACCTTGCCGTGGTGGCGGCGGTAGTAGTCGATCAGCAGGTTGCGGGCGATGCTGTAGAGCCAGGAGCGCGGACTGACGCCCTGGATCGGGCGGTAGGAGGCGCGGTGCTCCCAGGCGCGCAGGAACACGGCCGAGGCGAAGTCGGCGGCGAGGGCCTCGTCGTACCCGTCGATCCGCTTGCGGAAGTACGTGCAGAGCCCGTCGTACTCCCGCCGATACAGATCCTCGATATCCAGGCTCACGGGCGACTCCGTGCCCGATCCGCGAGCGTGTGCACGTATGCCTCGGCAACCTCTGGAGCAAGCTCGGCGGCCAGGTCAAAGTCACTGTCTTCCGCCACCGTGCGGGGGATCGGTATCGTGACCCAGACATCATCCGGCTTGCCTTCTGCTGCCCCTGTGGTCGGCGTTGCGTCGAGCAGGGTTCGGTTGAGGTTCGTCATGGCCAGGACCTCGGCCGCGATGGCGAGTCGGGCAACCCGGGAACTGGGGTCGGCATCGTGGATCGTGAACCGGGCCAGTAGCAGCATGCCCTGCTCGTCGTGGAAGGCACCTTCCTTAGTTACTCGCTCAACGGTGATCTGCATCATGTCCTCCTCAGTGCGGGTTGAACGAGAGCTGCTTCGGCCGGTGATCGGCGACCCGCAGCCGCAGCGGCATGTACATCGCCAGACTCAGCGCATCGACCTGATCGTTGGTCCGGCCCCTCGGGAAGGCGAGCACCTCGTTGATGAAGGCGGGCCACCAGTGGGCACCCTTGTCGGCGTAGAGCAGTCCGGCCTCGGCGCGCTGGGCCGGCAGTCGCGCGCGGGCGACCTTGTCGGACCGGCCCTTGACCATCTCTCGTGGCGGGACGGCGACGATGTTGGCGTAGACCCGGCGCCTGACGTTGCCGACGAGCTCGGCGGTGACGGCGTGCTTGAAGGCGGTGTCCTCGATGCCGGTGACGGCGGGGCGGAAGAGCAGGATCTGCTCGATCAGGGCGTCCTCGGTCTGGCCGACCGTCATGCGGTCCCTGAGCACGTTCAGGATGTACGCCTCGCCGGTCGCCACGTTGAGGCCCAGCGTCAGCACCACCGTGAAGCAGGCGCGGTCCTTCTCCGAGAACGCCACGTCCACGCCCTGGATCACGAGCAGGCTCTCGCGGATCTCGGCGAAGTTCGGCGGGAGCGGCTTGAACCAGCGCTCGTCGGAGAACACGTCGCCGGCCATCTGCGAGGTCGAGCAGTTGTAGACGCAGTTCCAGGCGGCGGTGCCCATCGACTTGCGCTGCGTCTCCACGAACGACGCCGGGTACTGCTCCGGCCAGAGCAGTGCACCGGGTTTGCGTCCGAGCGGGTCGTTGGCCTCGGCCTCGATGGGCAGGGCCACGGTGAGCCAGTCGCCGCTTGCCTCGGCTTTCTCGATGAAGTGGGAGGCGAGATCCCCCTCGCACCAGCGGGTCATGATGGCGAGGGCTGGAGGCGGGGGCCGATGGTCATGTCGTAGTACTTCTTCGCCTTGGCCTGCTCGATGGGCGACTCGGCGTTCTCCTGGTTCATCGGGTCGTCGATGATCAGCAGGTTGGCGCGCTGGCCCATGACCGACGCGCCCCAGCCGACCGCCCGGTAGCCGGGGCTCTGGCCCGACATCGGGGTCGCCTTGAGGTAGAGGCCGTCGGACGACCAGCCCCGGCGCTTGTCCGGACGGCAGTCCTGCTCCGGCCAGATGTCGCGGTGCTCCTTGGCCTGCTCCAGGAGGATCTTGATCGTGTTGCCGAAGCCCACGGCGGCGGGGTCCGACGACGTGAAGAACAGGACGGTCCGGTCCGGGTACTTCCCGAGGTACCACGTCGGCAGGGCGATGCTGCACCAGGAGGACTTGGCCGAGGCCGGTGGCGCGAGCAGCAGCAGTTTGTTCTTGTAGACGCCGCGCTCGGACTCCCCGAGCAGGCCCAGGCGGATGGCCGTCTCGGTCAGGGTGCCGTCAATCAGGCCGTGGATCAATTCGATCCAGAGGTGGTGGTGGCGGGCCGGGGTGTGGCCGTGGACGTACTCGCCGTAGGCGCCGAGGTCGTTCCGGATCTGCTCAACCTTCGCCTGCGCCTCCTCGCGGGTGGCCCCGAGCCGAGGGTCGAAGATGCGCTTGGAGGCGTCCTTGCGGGCTCGGAGGGCGAGCAGCGCCTCGGTCGCGACCTGATCCTCCAGGCCGCGCTCGACAACGGCGGTCGTCGGCTCCTTCGCCTCGGTCACGACGGTGGGCCAACCTTCAGTCGCCGTGTCCCGCACATGCAGCAGGAGACGTGGGGCTTGCCGTTCCTGATGTCGTCGCCGCAGAAGCAGTGCTCGCGGCACTGGCCCAGCGTTGCCATTGGAGGCGGTGAGGGCATCGGCGGAAGACCCCGCCCGCAGATGTGCGGTAACCCGAGGCCGGCGGGTCCGCAGGCGGGACAGTAGATGTTCGTGGCGCTCATCAGAGTCGGAGCGCGCAAACCGCGCAGATGCCCATCGTCCACTCCAACGGCATGCGGCCGAGCGCGAACAGCAGGATCGCCAGAATCGCGATTACCAGTGCCGCAATGAATCCCACCGAGAACGTCGGGTTCGTCCACGTCAACATGGTCAGGCTTCCTTTCGTACTTCCGACGGCACTGATCTCCCCAGGACATCCCTGATCCTATCTACGCCCGTCGTCTCCAAAATCATGAAGACCAGCATCAGGCATACTCCGGCTCGCCAGAGCCACCAGAGCGCTGACGCATCGAACACGGCGATCAGTGCGCCGACGAGCAGGACGGCTTTCGCCGCGAGGCGCAGGTAGGTGGACCGCTTCACCTGGGCGAGGTACGCCTCGTCGCGTGGGTCCACCGGTTCGACCAGCACGATCCGGTTCAGGCGCAGCAGCCGGCGGAAGCGCAGAACGATGCCGAACAGGGCGAGCAGCAGCCACAGGTGCCCGGTGATCAGGTCGTACCACTCGCGGAAGTCAGCCATGCTCTGACCAGAACTCCCGCTCGTGGCGGATCGACCGGCCGTCCAGGACGCGCTGCGCCAACTGCTGGGCGTTCCTGGAAGCGCCGATCAGGCCTCTAGCGTCGTGCTGCACCTGGCGGACGCGGGCGAAGTCCGGGTCGGTCTGCGACATCTCGAAGCGCAGGGTGTCCGGGTCCGGGGGCGACGGACCCCGCACCCCCTGGCGCAACAGGTCGATCAGCCCCGCGACCCGTCTCACGATCCACCGAGCTCCCGCAGTTCGCGAATCAGCTCCTTGACCTGGGGCCGCACCTCGGAGGCGAGCGACGGGATGATGTCGTCGGCGCCACGCTTCGCTAGCCGAGCCCATTCAATCTCCCTGGCCTCGGCCTTGGTGATCTGGGCGTCCTTGGCCCGCATCAGGAGCCAGAACAGCGTCACGATCGCACCCTGGAGGACGGCGCCGATGGCGGCCAGCAGGGCCAGCGCGCCCGGTGAGAAGCACACCGCGTCGTCCATTCATGCGCCGCCTCTGCCGGCATGGAACCCATCCGCCTTCCGGTGCATCATCTCTACGGCCATTGCCCGCCTCCCCATAGGTGGGTTGTGGTCAGTCCCGGTCAGGAGTTTCCCTCTCCTGGCCGGGGCGCTCCCCCTGCTCGTGCAGCGACTCCATCCACGATCTGATCTCGCCCCAGATGTCCTTATCCACGTCATCGAGCCACGCCATCGGGATGAGGTACGTGTTGGTCCGGCCATCGAGGGTGTGTGCCCATGCGACCGTATCCTGCTTCAGCAGATCGAACGTGATCTCGCCGCGCTCATCCTTCATGACGCCTTCTCGGAAGATCTCCATCGTGCACCCGAGCCGGCGGCACGCCTCGGGCTTCTGATCCTCTGGCATGAGCGGGTGCGTCGCCGGCGTCGCCTGTCCTGAGCTCATGTACGGCATCGTCTACCTCGCTGGCGGCAAGCGCTTGATCACGTCGTTCGCCTCGGCCAGCAATTCCTCGTAGTCCAGCCCCTCGGCCTCGGCCATCAGCCGCAGCCGGTGGGTGATGTCCACCTTCTGCGGGGCATCGAGGCCGAGCAGTTTGCTGCTGCGCTCCATGCAGCGGAGCACGATGGTGGCGGCGTTCACGTCGCCGGTCATCGCCTTCGCCCAGTTGGCCTTCATCAAGGCGTCGGCCCGGGCGAGGTGGAGCTGTCGCGCCACGTCGGCGTTGCGGACCTCCTCGCCACGGAGCCCCTGCAACTGGGAGGTCACCCAGTAGGTGACGGTGTCCTCGCCCTCGCCCATCTCCTCGGCGATCTGCCAGTACGGCATGCCCTGGATGCGCAACTGCAACGCCTTGTGGGCCTGCCCATCCGTCTTGATCGGCTTCAACCGGGCGAAGCGGTCGCGCTCGTCCTCGCTCATCCGAGCCACCCTCTCCATCGACGCCCGCAACGTGGCGTACTTCCCGGGCTTCAACCCGCCCGGCGTCCCGGGCTTCTGGCCGCTGCCCGGCCTCACCGACAGCAGGTACTCGCGGGAGACCCTGGCCGACTCCAGCACTCGGGCGGCTTCCTTCGCCGCGCGCACGGTCGAAACCTGCGGCTTCACCCTCCTGGCCGTGCCCAGCGTCACCATGTAGCCATCATACCATCTGTTAGTCGCTTCCATTTCATCAGCATCAGGGCACACAGAAACCCCCGCCGAGCGTGCACTCGACGGGGGCTAGCAGACCGCCAACCTGGAGGGAGATGGCACTCCACTGTACCACAAGATGGAATGTGAAAATCAGGTGAAAATATCCACCGAATAGGTCTCCAGCCCATCTCTTTTTCTCTCTAGAAATCGTTCGCGTATGCGTTACGTACGTCGCCAGGCTAGCCACTTTGACCCCAGGCCAAAGATGCCACCCGGCCAGCAACCCGGACACCGAACCTCTCAAAAGGCTCTGCCTGCTGATCTGGGACAAAATCCTACGGCAGTGCCTAGGCAGACACGCGGGCCGAGGCAGTCCGAGGTGATCGACCCTCTCCTCTCCCGCGCGTCACAAGGTACCCGCGCGCGTGTGGACGAACGGCTCATTCGGCACCACGCTGGCCGCTGACCAGGAGGGGCAGCACGCTAGCCTGCCTGCCTGTTAGCAACGCTGTTAGCAGCGCGGTGCCGGTACGCACGGTACGCCGAGGGGCTCCAGGGTACTCCAGACGCCCCCGAGGGTACGGTGTAACCGCTGTAGGGCACTTTGAGTGGTTACAGGGTGCGATGAGGGGCTGTTGGGGGCGAATACAGATGCACGTAGGCTCCTGAATCGCCTCATCTGCTCTGCCATAGGTTCTGGGCTATGGGCGCCATAGGCACCGTAGCCTCCCGGGAGCTCGCCGAGCGATGTAGCGCCTGAGAGGCTAATTCGGTCATATGGCCCACATGGGCTATGAGATCGGCCTGGGAATAGTACGCATGGGGGATGGTAGTCACCGAATAAGCGTGGTATCGTTGTGTCAGACCAACGGAGGGAGCGACACGATGGAACCAGTAACGGCCTACATCATCAACGGCACGGCCTACGTGTCACGCGACGACACCGTCTATGGCAAGCGGCACGACATCCCGGGCTTTCAGTTCGACGTGGAACTGGACACGTACAACATGAACAAGGCGCTCGAATTCGCGGCCGAGCTGGTCGAGTCCGGCATCGCGCTTCCGCTGTCCGAGTCTCCAGAGTACCGCCGCATCGTCAATCCCCACCCGACAGAGACCGACGACACCGTCATCTGCGCCGGATGTGGACACGAGGTCGATAGCCTGAACGACCTCGCCAGCATCCCCGATCCGGCCGACGGCACGCAGATGATCGTCTGGCATGTGGACTGTGAAACCGAATTGCTCGAAGAACAACGTCTGGAAATCGAGCGCGCCGAGGAAGAGCGCGAGGAAGGCCCGATGCGCTGGATTCCCACCACCGTCTGACCTGGCCGGTAGGAGTCTCACGCAGACTCCCTCCGAGCGGGCCACCGGGCACGCTGGACAACAGAATGGCCGACCACTGCTGTAACAGTGACCGGCCGTACCAGGATCGAGGGTACCGATCATGGCACTGCGAAGTATCGATCTTCTGGCCGCCCCGGCACAAGCGCCGGCCGACACCCAGCTCGCGATTGCCACCACGTACGCCGCGATGAACGCCAACCATCGGAAGTGGCAGGACTACAAGGTTCCCGGCGGCCGTCCGTTCCCGGGGCTCCATCCACGGTACGGGACGCCATGCACGGCCATCCCTCAGCTTCTGAGCAACACGTCGAAAATGCCATGCCCGTCATGGGGACTCCCGGCCGGTAAGGCGTGCCCGGGTGCCAAGTACGGCGAGGGCACCATTTGTGGGCAGTGCTACGCATCGAAGGGCAACTACGGCGTGCCGATGGTGCGCCACGCGCTTGAAGAGCGGTTCCGCTGGACACTCGCGCTGATGAAGAGCGCCGAGGGGCAGGACGCATTCGTGGCCTACATGACCAGGGCTATCGAGTCCATCGGCTCGCCGTACTTCCGAGTGCATGACTCCGGCGATCTCTTCAGCCCCGCGTACATCCGATGCTGGCAACGCATCGCCCGGAACCTGTCGCACATCCGCTTTTGGTTCCCGACCAGGAGCTATCGCATCCTGAACCTGCTCGCGCCGATTCAGGAGCTCGCGGCGGCACCGAACGTCACCATCCGGCCATCAGCTCTGATGCTCGACGCAGCTCCACCGGTCATTCCGGGGCTCGCGGCTGGATCGGGCGCCACCTACTCGCAGGACGACGCGACGTGCCCGGCCTATCGCCAGAACGGCGAGTGCCGCGACTGTCGCCACTGTTGGGACAACGCCAGCGTGCCGGTCCTGTATCCACTGCACTGAACCGCCACCGGGGCCGTAAGGCCCCACCACACCCGGAGGGAACGACCATGACACCGGAGTACACGGCGACTATCCGCTACGTCGAGCGGTACACCGCACTCAGGGCAAAGATGGATGCGGCGTTCGATCGGTGGGCAGCAGCAACGCCGTCCACGGCGGACGCCGCCGCGACCGAATACTACGCGCTGCTGCAGCAGATGCGAGACCTGACCACGCGGCGCCAGACGGACTGACTCACCGGTCGCCCGGGCAGAGCACCGGGCGCACGGTGCGCCATCCGACGCGCATCACCTGGAGGGAATGACATGCCGTACACATTCAGGCGGTACACCTGGGGCGAGTATGACGCCAACAACGATGACGGACTGGCCGTCTCTGGCGTCGAGTGGGACGCCTACCCGATCGCCGGCGTTGCGGACTGGGATGCCGTCATCGAGTCTGCCGGGTGGCAGCAGAACGACGAGACCGCCATCGGCATGCTGACTCGACCGTGGAACGGGCACCCGGAGCAAGCGCTGATTGTCAGCGACAACACCATCCCCGGCTACCAGTTCGCCGTCAGCAATGAACCAGACCAGAGTCTGTGACCATGCCTGACATCGACCCATCCCAGCTCACCGACGAGCAGATCCGCGCCGTCATGGCCGAAGCCGGCCGCCGAGGCGCCGGCAAGCGCGTCAAGGCCGATCGCGTCTGCCGGGCCTGTGGCACCACCATCCCGGACGCGCTCGTCTCCAAGCGCTACTGCTCCGACGCCTGCCGCCAGCGTGCCAGGTACTGGCGGAAGCAAGACCTCAAGGGCGATCCGACCGCGCCGTTCCGGCTGCCGCTCGCCGGGCTGGGCTGGCAGGACGCCCGGAGCTACCGGCCCCAGAAGAAACGCACACGAGCCTGAGCGCCCCTGAGCGCAACGAGCATGCCCCTGGAGTCATCCAGGGGCATGCTCGCGTAGGGCGCGCCTGCATGCCGCGTCCCAGGCGTCGATGGCCCGCTGCTGCTCGGCGATCCGGGCCTCCATGGCGCGCTGCATCTCCTCGTCCAGGTCGGTGCCGTAGTCCGCGAGCTGCTCGTCCTCGTCCAGTCGGACCCGCAGCAGCCTCCGCAGCACGGCTCCGGCCTCCAGCACGGCGTCGGGCCGCTGACGATCGCCCATCGCTCAGACCTCCCCGTCGTCCTGGCGCTCGGCTGCGTGCTCCAGGGCCTGACGCTTCTGCTGGTGCCCCCACGGTTCCGCTGGCGGCTCCACGGTCTCGACCTTCCCACTCCACCAGTTGACCTTGACGGCGCCGACGCCCCAGCAGAAGTCGCAGTCCGTCCACACGAGCGTGAGGCGGGACTGGAACGCCTTCTGACCCTGGCAGATCGGGCACGTCTGGATGAAGTACGACGGCGGCGACGGTGCCGCATGGAGGATCGACGGCGGGTTGAGCATCTCAGACCTCCTGAATCTCGATCTCCAGCCGACGGCTACCCTTCTCGACCACGGCCACGGCCTTGACCTCGGTGACGTGCTCGCTGTCGTCTGCCACGAGCCACTCACCCCGCACCAGCGCATCGATGGCTGCCTTCGTCACGCCGGTGGTGAGGTTATCCACGTCCCGTTTGCGGCGATCCGGGTAGACGTAGCGGAACGTCAGGCGAACCGGCCCCTGCATGGGGCGTAGCGCCTGCTGCGTGGCCGCGATCTTGACCTCCGATGCCACGTTCATTCGGGCCGCCCGCTTCGTGGCCCAATGCGCCCGGCCGTTTGGCGAGAGCGCCCACGCTTCGGCCGTAGACGGGAAATCGTCCACGGTCAGCGTCTGACGGCCTGTTTTGCCGGATGTGGACTGTGAACCCTTTTCAGCCGGCAACGGCCCCTCTCGTGCCCGTACGGGGCTGTCAGGGGCACATCCGTCGCGCCGCGCTCGTCGCTGGGCGGTCATCGGGGCTCACCGACCTCAGCGTAGCCGCCTTCGGGCTTCTGCCACGGCCAGCGGATGCGGTGCGCCCAGGCTGAGGACTCCGAAGAGAGCCCGAATCCTCCGACAACCGGGACACCGACAACGGTCCGCACGGTGACGGTCACCGGCCGTCCGATCGCGACCAGTAGCCAATCCATCCACCGGAATCGGACGGTCACGTGCGTGATGATCTCGTCACGCGCCCATGCGGGCCAGTGAGCCGGCCGATACGGGCCGTCCGGGAACACGTCCTCGGGGATCATCGACGGCCTCCCAGCACCGCCGCGATGTGGGCGTCGAGCTCGTCCTGCACGCCGGCCAGGATCGCGATGCCCTCGTCCTCGCTGACCGAGTCCGGCCCGACAGCAGTAGAGATCGCTTCGAGCATGTGGGCGGCCGAGGCGTACCACACGCGGCGGGACTCCTGGATTTGGATCTTCGGCGCGTTCTTCGGCAGCACCCGCTCGGCATACTGGAGCCATCCACGCTCGATCAGTCCTACTCGCTTGCTCACGACGCCTCCAATCGCAACTGCACCACCGGCTCGCCGCCCTCCTGCTCACTCCAATCCTCAGCGAGTAGCAGGGCGCCGGTGGCGATGTCGCATTTCCTGCTGCACGGCTGCGGGCTCGCGTTGACGTGGCGGTTGATGCAGTTCGCGTGATGCCTCGTGCCGTCCCGCTTAGGCACCAGCGCCAGGTACAACGCCTTGTGCAGCGCCCGGATCAGGCACCCCGCGCCCGCGTCGCCGGCGGTGGTGGACGGGGCGTTCACGACCTGGGCTCCTTGCAGCGGCACGTTCGGCAGTGGTTGAGGCGCACGGACGGCCGCCGGCCCCGCTTGCCGCCCGAGAGGCCGAGCGCGGCGAGGCGAAGCCTGAGACCGCGCCCCGTGATCCCGACCGACCGGGCGACATCCCGCTGGAGCTCGCCCGACGCAATGCGCTCAGCCGCCTGCCGAACCTGCTCATCCGAGACCTTCACGAGGCCCATCC